GGTTTTGAATCCAGAGGTCATTGGTAATGCATTGCCCCTGATAAAAGCTTGCTCCTGCCGTGTGGCGAAGAAAACAAGGGTCATTTCCATATCCAGGAGTCTGATAAAGGAACCTAGCCTTTCCTCCCGTCTGCCAAACAATTTTATAGCTCTCCTTCGCACAAACGAAGCAGTTAGCTATATCATTGCCCAACAAAGAAGCATTAGGTGTTACAGATCCTTGCTCAGAAATAAAGAATCGGACGTTATTAAGTCCGCCCCATTCTGTTTGCAGTGTTTCATTCACGTTAGGATATTGGAATTTCTTCACAAATCCTTGCATGTTGTTTAACACAGGGATCATACGAGTTGTCAAAAGGCAACCATAGGCATCACCTATCGGAGCTGTCGCTATGCGATCCTCGCCCGGGATCATTACAGTGATATACTCAGCACTGTTGTTTTGTAGGATGGTAACGATATCGTCAACATCGCTCAAAGCCATCTCAGTGGGCAAATCGCCATTACCACCGCCTACAGAATTGACTACGCTCGCTGAGGACTCAAGGTTGTCTCTTTGGAGAACGTCTTGGGTTTCACGCATTGCTTGGCCTAAACGGGCTGCAGCACTATTGAGGACAGGGTCTTCGTTCGTAATTGTCACTTGCCTTGTCAATACAATGTAAGTGGCATATACACGTACCCGACAATCGACATCAACCCTGTGGAGCTGTTGTGAAGGAGGGTTATTTTGTGCATCATCAAGAGGCACTGGAAATAGATCCAATCTGTCATAACGAGACTGTCTATCGATAAAGCCTTGATTGTCAGGAAGCTCAACAGGGGTCGCAAAAAGGTTGTGAATCAAATTGCGCTCTGGAGTTGACAACAGCTTTGCATTATACCTCTGCTGTATTTGCGGAGGCATTGTTGAAATTGAAACTGTCATTTTAACCTCAGTTAAAAACTGAAGCTAGTAATCACCGGAAGCGTATCCCATCATTTCTTTGTAAATTCCAGCTAGTTCTTGCTTGGTCATTTGAAACGCTTGAGCCATAGGACGTTTATCAAAAGCTTGTGGGCTTTGAACGGTTTTAGCGTTCTGCTCTAGCTTTTTATCAACCTCTTTGGCGCGTCTAGCTTGAGGAGCTTTCTCCGCAAGATTCATAGCCTTCATATACTTGTAACATTGCATCCCTATTTTGTAGGGATCTTTGAGATCCGCAATGGTTGTTGCTAGTTCAGGATCTTGTTCTTCTAAAAGAGCCATTGTTTCGGAATTTACGACCTCATCGAAATCTGAATACTTGCTCTTCAATCGATCCATGAACTGCGATTGTTTTTGCTGTTGAAAGAACTTTTCCGTTTCCCTCTTTGCTATTTCTTCTGCAATACGAGCGGCTTTCTTCTCCACCAGCTTATTAACCTTGCCTTTGGGTATGAATTCTTCATCTCCAATGGCATCGAGTTCATCTACCTCTTGCTTTGCTGGAACTGTTTGAGCAGCGGTGGCGATAGCCATCAACTTCTCATTCATCTCCTTTTGCAATTGCAGATCTCGTTTCAGGTCTCTTTGCTCCCTTCGCATCGCAGCAAATGCTTCATCATGCTTTTTCTTATCTGCAAGATTTGGCTGTTCTACTACTTCGCTTGGTTGCTCATGGTTTTCCGTTACTTGAGGTGCGACCTCTTGATTTACGCTGTCTTTAACTTCTTCCATGTTTTCCTTTTCTCGCTGGTGAAGCGGAATAGTATTGAAAAGAATCAATACCCACCTGAGCGACAATCTAGACAATGAAATATTTTAATTAAAGAAAAATATAGATATATCTTATGTAAAACAATATCCGAGGTCTTATGAAAAGCATGTATGGAGACAGAGAAACAGTTGGATCTATCTATCAAAAAGCACAATTTGAAGGTGAAAAGCAGGTAATTACAGGAGATATGAACTATGAGATGAGGAAAAGCCTTGTTGAAGATTTAAACGCTACCATAGTCCAAGGAACGCAGGAGTTTGAAGGTAAGCCGTTTTACATTACAGTTCATGAAAAGAAAGACCTGCAAATGAAAAGCGCTATCCTTAGACGCATGATCAAGACGAATTATCGACCCTATCCTGAAGATGATACGATGGTGTTTCATGTAAATCCGCTTTACAACGAAGTTTCTTTTTGTTGGTGCCTACCTCATTGGTCAGAGATGGATAATATTATTGCCAATAGGAATTTATATGAGTATACCTCCGATGGAAAAGAATATGTAGGACTTATTAGAGCTTGGAAAGACTTAAGACTTGAGCATTTTGGATTCTGTAAAGATCCAAATGGAAACTGGATGGTAAATCCTCATTATCGAGGAGATAAACCTATGAAAGCTACAGAAACAAAATAAAAAACCAGGGGAAAACCCCTGGAGTTGTATAAGAAACTAGGACAAACTTACTTAGGCTTGTGCATTTTAAGAAACTGGCCATCTCGTCTATCGTTCATCATATCAACCTCTTCCCTTGCAAACTCTCTATGAGTTTTTGTTTGCATTGTAGGTTGATGAGCTACGATTGGGCCTTTCTGCACTTCTACGCCATGCTCTTTATGAGCTTTAGGATTACCAGGCATTTCATATCGTGACATAAAACTCCTAGCTGTAGCGGCCTTTATATTGTTGTTTCTCGATGTCTTTAGCAGCCATTACTTGATGCGCATTATTACGCTCTTGGTATTCTGTGGTCTTGCTAAAGCCTCTTTGGCTAAATGCAGCATCAGGCAATGAATAATCATCTACTACAGGCTTCATATCGCCTTGAGCATAGCCGGCGTGAGTCATCTTGCCCTCTTTGCCCCCTTTATTAGCTTGAGCTAAATAATTGATGCCTTGAGCATCTTTAGGAGATGGGCGGCTGGGATGATCTTTCATCTTTGGAATTGACTCTCTATTATTTGCCATATATACCTCGCGAGTTATGGACTTTTTCGCATTCTAAATAATGCTATTTTAAAAAACAACTTTACACTTGTGAAGAAGACATAGGAACTTCACTCATATTCATATTGGGTTTGGCTAAAGGTTTCGTATTTTCATCCTTAGCCTGTTCCCCTTCTTCAGATTTTAATTTCTCAATGATGTCTAAATATTGTGAAAGCTGATTCAGGTCTATACTTTGAAGCTCTTTTATAGCTTTCACTAAGTTTAGAGCAGATCCGGTTCTATCTTCTTCAGCTCTTTGTATTCTTTCAGCGTTAAGGGCTTTATCAAGCTGTATTTTTGCTAATCTTTCCTGTGCTAAACCTTCTTTAGAATGTGCCTCAGCTATCATCATTTGGTTTTTAAGCTGGATATGCTGCAGTTCGATCTGTTCGCGCTTCTGCATTTGTTCCATTTGAGCTTTTTCGGCTGCTTGCATCTTCTCAATGATGCGATCTTTGTTTTGGATAGTCATGGCTTCGATGATTTCATCTTTCGGGAATGTTTCAGGGGCTAATTGCTGCATATGTAAGAGTTGAGCAAGCTCTAATTGCTGCTGGCTTTCAGTGAGAACGCCTTGAACGACCTTACAGCCGTATTTAAAGAAAGCCTTGTTGTCAAATTCGGCGGTTGGCTCTTCCCCTATTACCTGTTTTACTTTGCCATAAGTCCAGTTCTTTTGGATCATCTCGATGATAATATCGCCACATTGTCTTTGAGATTCGTCGAACTGATCGAAAAGGCGTTGTAGATTGCGTGCCGTGGCAGCTTGCCTCATCATGGAGATTATGCCCGCTTTGTCATCAATATCCATACCCATAGCAGCGGGATCAATACCAGCTATGCGGTAGATCACATTCATGAGCATTTCTTCCATCTGAAGCATAACTGGAGATGGAGGATGTATATCCATGTTTTGAATATCGTCTGGACTTGCATCTTTCTTATAAAAAAGGCTTCTTCCGTGCCCTTGGTTGAGGGCGTCATCTGGAGTAACTAATGACCCTTGGCGTATCTTGTAGCCCTGTTGTTGGGCTTCGCAAATATCCAAATCACCGACTTTCATCCTATTGAAAAGGAATTGAGCATCCTTTAAGTCTGAGCAGACCGAACGAAATTTGTAAGCATAATAAGGAGTGTCGGGACTAAAATAGCCGTAGAAGCCCACATAAGGGTAACGATCAATACCATACGGATTCCCTTCGTCGATGATAACTTTGTCATTTATTGTTAACGTCCTTCTTACTGTTGGTTTTGACTTCTTAACTATTCTTAAGCGGTCTTTGAATTGCGACATGATATAGCGTAGATCTTCTTCATCACCTTGGAATTCCTGGCACTCTTCCGTTTCGCGGTCTACTAGATATTCACATTCACGAGTGCTTAAATACCAATACTCATCAAAGGCAATTACGTTGGGAAATTGAATTTGATAAACTTCGGGCATATAATAGAATTTGTCGTCCTTATAAGCTCCACGAGGCATAGAAAGAATCGCATCTGCAAATTGTGGGTACAGAATAGCGCATTCTTCTCTATCGAAGAATTGCCTGGTCCAAATGAAACGACAATCTGAGAGGTCTTGACGCCTGAAAAAGGGGTCTATCATCACCGATTTGAAATCAACGTTCCTTAACTTAATCTCAGGAGAGATAGGATCACAAGTATAATCTGGAAAAATAGATACGAGAGAAAAACCTTGTATGAGAGGTCCTTGCTCAAAAGCTGTGGTATACGTTTGATAGGCTGATCCTTTGTGAACGTGATAAAGGCATTTAGTAAGTTGATCTGATGTTTTCTGAAGCTGGCTTTGAATTGGGATACATATTGACGACTTACGAGTTTGTATTTGTTGCCCAACAACTGCCTGTACGATGGGATTCATGATGTTAAAGTTAAACATCTTCCTACGATTGGGAAGCAGACTAGTAGGGAATATCTGACTCCATATGTCTTGATCGGCTAGACAAAAGCGCTGGTTAATATCAGCTTGAAGCCATTGTGTTTGGAGTACATTTATTGAGTCGGTGTAGTTTCGTTGCTGCTTTTGTCTTAGGGATAAGTCTATTTCGGATGAGGGAAAGAATATTGGGTCACTGTTCTTCAATTGTCACCTCATAAGTATGAAGTCATTGTAAAAGAATTACTTTAAATGTAAAGCTTAAGACTTACTTCTTGCATTTCTCTTAGGCTTTTCTAGACCTTGTTCGATTCTTTCTAAGGTATTGCCTATCTGAACTAAACGCGCATAAGGTTCAGCTTTTTCAAAGGCTATCCTTAGATCTTTAAGCAAAGACCTAGTTTCGGTAAGTTCTTTCTTTATCTTCTTATCGCAATATTCCTTCGAAGCATCGACTAATTCTATTAGCCTTTTCTCTGCTAAAACCAAAAATTCATCCAATACTTTTCTTTCAGAGAGAGCGGCTCTAGCTTGTGCTACAACGCCCTTAAGCTCTAAAATCATTTCATTTATTCGTTTCATGTTATCTTTAACTTTATCTTCCAAATCAAAAAGCTTTTCTTCTTTTGCATGTATATTGTTAATGGTAGACGTAAGTAATGTTTGAACAGAAACAAAAGATTCATTCTGCTGTTGCACTTGTGTATTGAGTAATTCAAATTGTTTTTTCATATTTTCAAAGTCTTTCGAATAGTCTTTAAAAAACATTTCACCTCCAATAACTGTTTAGTGCTTTCATATCCTCCTCGACTGAAGAAGAATTAGAAGTTCCAAAAGCCCTCAAGCCTATACAAAGATAACGAAATGCGTCGGCCCCGTGGCTCCATTGGTCATGCATAGGATCATCATAATAAATCTTTAAAGAGTCGTTATATTTCTTCCTATAGAAGTCTAAACACTGAACCCCTCGTTTACAATTCACCTCATGGAAAAAACAAACAGGCAATGTAGATCTTACCGCTTGAATACCTTCAGGAATGGATTTCTTAGGAACCACTTGCATGTCGTAACCAAGTATTCTAGCAGAGGAAAGCCTATCTACACCACTTGTGAATTCTCTATTAAGCATATCATGAGGGACGAAATGTTTGCCCCATTGAGCACCGTATTTTTGCTTCCAGTCAGTAAGATACTTTGTGTAATGCTCTAACCCTTCCCCGTGATTTTCATAATAGTGAAGGAAATTTAATTGCCCATTTCTTAACTCTTGAAAAATCCAGATTGCTGTAGCGTCTCCTAATCCTATATCCCAACCTGTATGACATGGAAGCTCTGGCAAAAATGGCAATGGTAACAACCTTTGTTCATCCCGCACCTTTTGAATAAGCTTGCCGTAATAAGAGCCTTCAGCTCCACGTGTAAATGAACAAAAATATTCTTGCTGTATAAAGTCTTCGGGAACGCCGTCTTGACGTCTTTGCTCAATATATCCATCAGGCAAAACCTTCGTATCATTAATCGTTAAAAGACTTGAATAGTACCTGTCACGGTTGGCTTGAGCTACATTAAACAAGCTGTAAAAGTGATTTTGACCGTTTGGAGTGCTAATAAAGATGGCTTTACCATTGTTTAAGCTTACTCTAGGCTCGATTGTTTCCCATCCTAGAGGGTCCATATAGGCATATTCTGAAAGAATGACAAAGCGTGGATTCATACCTCTGGCGCGTTGAGCATTTTTACCATCGATTCCCATTACGCAATAAATTGATCCGTTGATTAGCTCTATCATCATTTCGGATGAGTTCTTGCTTCGAATTATTTCAGGTGGAATATGATCAAGATAAGCCATAGAATCGCCTTCATGTGTTTCATGGACGCTTTTCCAGATAGCTCTTTTACCTTGGCTGTAGTTAGGAAAGCAATGAAGATATACGCCTGGAGTTTCTATAGCCTCAGAAATAGCAAAGTTTAAAGCGAAAAGATCCTTACCGCACCCTCTATGCCAACAAAGAACGGCGCGATTATGTCCCTTCCTGAGAGCTTCCCATGCTGGGATCTGATACTTTCGACAAAGAAATTTGTGCGGAATCTGAATTGTCTTCGACATAGGGCTTTTCTACTTTATTAATCGTCACTGAGTGTTCCTGAATTCCTCCTCCCCATTTGCAGAGTGCTTTAAGTGTGAAAATGGTTTGTGTCACATCATCTTTATCTAAAAGATTTTCTGCGGCCTTATAAGCTTTCTTTTTCAAAACTTCATTTCGATCGATTCGCTCTTGATCTCCCATCTTTCTGGCTTCATCAAGAGAATCCTTTATATCTTTATCTGCGTTAATATATTTATATAACACTTGAAAAGAACATTGTAACATTTCAGCGGCGTGTACAACTATTCCCCTTTTTTCGAATATTGCCTCAATAATCTCTTGTTTCGTTTTATTTAGTGGAACACCTGGCGTACCCATATTTCTTATTGATAACAATTATTTGAATAAGAGGAAAGAAAAAACGCCCCCGTTAAGGGGCGCTGTTGAGTTATGGCAAAGACTTAAGTCCTTCGACGTTGATGCTAGCGATAGTGATGGGGAATACAGAGCCAGTGACGTTGGGATTGAGATTTACAATGGAGATTGAGGTATTTCTTAGCTTGAGTTTTTGATTTGCTTGAATTTCTATGATAACGTCGCCAGTGCTATGGCATGCGTCATCACCAGGAGCTTGAGTAAAGCCGCTGTAGATAGATCCAGGTACTAGAATTCCATCTAACCAAAAGCCGAAGCTCCATGATGGAACAGGCACAGGAACAGGAGTTGCAATACGAGCTTGTAGTTGCCATTGGAGATGATAGATGCCATGTTTGAGGAATTTGATTTCTCCGGATATATTCATTTGAGATAAATCGAAGTCGAGAGGAGAAGAGATAGCGTTTTGCTGGTCGAACATTACTGTGTCGGCTACAGCAGGGACATTATAGGCTTGAATAACTTGAGCTATAGAAGCGAATACGTTTGCATAAGGCTCATTCGCCCCTTCGCAATCGCAATCTTTTCCAGGATCGCCTTTAGGGCCTTGCATGCCTTGTGGGCCTTGAATACCTGGAAGGCCTTGAACGCCTTGTGGGCCTGGGACGCCTTGTATACCTTGTGGGCCTTGTAGGCCTGGAACACCTTGTGGGCCTTGTTCGCAACAGGGTCTCCAATGATGCATATCTTCTTTACACATATGATCCTTGCGGGTTAAGTGACCGCAATTCGGACTATATCATAAATTAATTATTTTAATTATTTTGTGCAAAGATTTAATGTTATGTTGTTTACAAGTTATATTTTTATAATGACAAACCAATGTAAAAACGTTGTAATTATATTGTTATCATGTTATATTGCTATATACCAAACCAAAAGGAGAATTTATGGAGTGGCTAAAGAAGCATACAGATACAGTGATAGTAGTCGGAGCAATTGTAGGGTCGATGCTTTGGATGAATGGTAAGTTTAATGATTTAGAAAAAGACATAGCCGTTATAAAGGCGGTGCTTGTTATGAAAAACATTTTGCCTGCTGAGCTTGCGAGCGTTAAGGGGGATCTATGAAGAGTGAGAATAAAGATCTAAAAATGATCTGTGTTCGACTGCCGAGGGAATTACATCTCTCGGCTAAGAAACGGGCACTAGAAGAAGGACGGAGTTTGCAAGATCTCATTGAGGAAGTTTTGCAAGATTACATGATTTTCTGTGAAGAGCAAGAAAGTTGACCTATTTTTGCATAGTCTTAAGAATTTCAGGCATAGCTTCTTCAATCATCTTCTCTAAATGCTCATGAAATTCATCGGGCGTCATCTTGCTATATTTCTCTTTTTCTTCTGGAGTGGAGCTTTCTCCATTCATTATTTTCTCTAACTCTTCAGGAGTCATCCCGCCATGCAAAGCTAGCTCCGTCCAAAACTCTTTGGACTTAAGAGCTTCTTCGATGGGCATATTGCCAAACTTACCCATTCTCTTTCTAAGCTCGCTTGAAAAAATGTAGTCTTCAGGAGATGTTTCGAATTCTTTCTTTTTTTCAAGATAGTACCGAAATAATTTATCAAAAGTTTCCTTTGCAAATTCCTCTGTAAATCGCATCATTGCCATAGTTCCGCACATTGTAGTGGCTAGAAAACTGAGCATTTCCGAATTATCTACATCATGCTTATCCGTAAAGTCTTGAATTAAGTTTGCTAGATCTTTTACCCAGTCGAATTCTTTTTGTTTTTTAGTTTTCATTTAAACCTTCAATTAAGAGCGTAGTCGATCAACAAGAGGGCGTCTTAAATATAGCGTGGGAGGGATTGATTAGCAAGAAGGAATTAATTGAAATCATCTCGACATTGATATAGATAACCTACTTTACATATGAAAACGAATAAAGGATCAGCATCTTTCATTTTCATATCTTTAATGGGATATTCGGGATGGAGTTTTTCGAAAAGCTCTATCATTTTTTCTTTAGGTTGAGTAGTTCCCCAAGCCCATAATGAGCATTCTGGTGTATTAGCAATGTCCCAATAATCGCTTATGTTTTTGGGAAATTTAATTTTACTTGACATAAATTAGTTTTGGTTTGTAGAAAATTAACGTCTGATAATATATACTATGTTTTTTTCTGTAACTTTTTTCCCTTCCACAACGCATTATAAACTATGTGGAAAATCCGTACGCTTTTTGTTGTTGTTATGAACATCGTTTTTCTTATTACTTTTTTGCGTTTGATATAAAT